TGCCATGGATAAGCGCAAGCCAGAAGATGCAGATAGCACAGGTAATGACCATGCCTGTTTGGTTGGTGACACTCTCGTTATAACCGACTCAGGACCGCTGCCATTAAAAGATCTTTGCGGTAACTACTCAGTACATGTACTAGGGCACGACGGCTATTACCACGAGGCTTGCGGCGCTCTAACCCGTAAACAAGCCAAGGTTCTCAAGATTACATTCACAGATGATAGTACCGTAGTTTGTACCTATGACCATAAGTTCATGCTAGCAGATGGCACGTTTCAAGAAGCTTCTTTGTTATGCTCAAAAGCTCTGATACGCTGCGTTACATATGATGGTAAGGGTTATTTCAAAGTCAAAATACTGTCATCTGAATTGCAAAATGAAGGCGAGACGAAGGAGATTAAATCCATTTCTTATTCCGAAGTCTCGCAAGACGTCTATTGCCTAAACGTGCCTACCGCCGGTACATTTGTCCTGGGTAACGGAATAGTCTCCCATAACTGCGACGCCCTTAGATATTTGTGTAAGGCTCGCTTAATCGATAGTCAGTGGGAACAACCACCAGAAGTGCTAAATAAAGGCGTTATTAAGCTACAAGCGTATATCGCCCAAATGCGGGCTAGAGCTAACAGACCAACAATATGAAAATTAAACCGCTCGTTGAACTCTATACCGGACCATATTGGAAAAGCCAAATTTCACTGGCAGAAGAGCGACGTAAGAAGTTTATCGAAGCAGCAGAAGAATCTATTCGCATTTACAACGCTCAAAAAGATGTTGGTATTCTTAGAGATACAGAACGACGTTTAAATGTATGGTGGTATTGCGTAAATACCCTTTTGCCTGCCTATTACAGTTCTACCCCAAAGGCTGAAGTAATGCTTCGTAAGCGAAGCGGCGGCGCGATGCACGAGGCATCCGCTGTTATTCTAGAGCGCAATATCCAGTACCAGATGGATATGAGTTTTAACTTTGACCAGGTAGGCTATTCAGCAGCTCTACAGTTTCTCTTAACAGGTCAAGCAATCCTTTGGGCTAGGTATGACTTTGAAATGGAAGAGGACCAAAAGGAAATGGTTCTTTTTGCCAATGACGAAGGTAAACTTGTTGATGTAGATGGCGAGACCTATGAAGGTCCAATGGATGTAGTTCAGCAAGGTCCAGGCAATACATTTATCGTCCCTGTAAACGTAGAAGTTAAAGACGATGAGGCAGCGATTTTAGATATTGTTCAATACAACGATTACCTCTGTTCAGACGCTAGAAACGAAGCAGAAGTCGAGTGGAGAGCAAGACGAGCGTTTCTCAGTCGCTATCAAGCAGAAACACTTTTTGGCAAAGAAATCGCCAATGGTTTAAGTTACGATAGTTTTCCAGAAGCTATTAAAAAAGATTTTAATCGTGATAGGGAAAAATATGAAGGTAAAGCGGAAGTCTACGAAATCTGGTGCAAAAGTAGCGAAAAAGTCTACTGGATTCAAACGACAGGCGAAAAGACCTTGCTCATGGAGTCAGAACCTCCTATCGATTTTGAAAAGTTTTTTCCATGTGTAGTAATTGCACAAAACGTAGATCCAGATTCAGTTATTCCTGTATCTGATTACACTCACTGTAAAGACCAAATCCTTGAGATTGAGCGGCTCACAACTCGTATTCACGCCGTTACTCAAGCCATTCGCACCAACGCTCTTTACGACTCATCTATGGGTGCTCAAGTAGAGCAACTTATGATCGGCGACCTAAAGATGATTCCAACTATTAACTGGAACAGTCACAAGGGTCGTGGCGGCTTGCAAAACGCCGTAGAGTTTATGCCGATTGAGCCGTACGTTAATGCTCTGCAAACTTTGCAGACTGCTAGACAAACAGCGCTTCAACAGCTCTACGAAACGCTAAAAGTATCTGACCTTTTGCGTGGTACAAGTGCAGAATACAAGACGGCTACAGCTAATAGACTAGAAAGTGCTTGGTCATCTCTTGGTCTTATTGTGCGTCAGAACATGTTCACTAAGTTCATTTCGGACGCTATCGGCAATCTTGGTACCATTATTATGGACCAGTTTGAGGAAGCCAAGATAATGAACTGCGGTGATGCAGAGCAGGTGCTTTCTCCGCTTATTCCACCCGCACCACCAGCGCCTCCAATGGATCCAAACCTTCCACCAGAGGCTCAACCACCAATGCCGCCTCCTGTAGACCCAGCGCTCATGCTCGATGTCATGAAAAAGAAAATCATGGCGCTTTACAAAGATGATGACCAGTTTAACTATCGTATTCAGATTGCTTCCGACTCAATGGTTGCAATCGACCAGGCGCAAGACCAACAAGAGGGCCAAGCTCTCATTGGGGCAGCAGGCGAGTTTTTTAACCAAATGCGTGCACTCATTGAGCAATACCCGCCGCTGCTGGAGTTCAGCATCAGCCTATTCCAGAACGTAATCAAGCGTTACAAGGGGGGCAAAGAGCTGGATGGTTTGTTTAGTAACGCTTTTGCTCAGATTGGGGAAATATCAAAAGCCAAGCAAGAAGCAGCGCTCCAGCCCCCGCCTCCAGATCCTAAGATGATTGAGATGCAGGGAAGGATGCAGATTGCTCAAACTGAGGCTCAAGCTCGTTTACAGACCGCTCAAATGGAAGCTCAGGATAGACATGATAAGAACATCCTTGCTTACCAAGACCAGCAGTTAAAGATGCAGCGTGACCAGTTAGAAGCTCAACTTGCTGTTCAGAAACAACAGTTTGAGGAATACGCAAAGCAACAAGAAATTGCTATCGCTCAACAAGAGATTCAGGTTAAAACCAATGCTGTTCAAGTTGATATGCTCAAGGTTCAAGCCATGAGTCAGAGCGATACAATGAAGCATGAAATTACTCAGGAGAACAACCGTCTCCAAGGTATTCTAAAGGTGCAAGAACTTGAAGCGAAACAAATGGAGTTCCGACTATCTCAACAAGAAAAGTTGATGGAAGAGCGTCGTTTGGCATCAGAGCAACAGATCGAAATGATTCGTATGCACATGGAACAAATGAAACCAAGCGGCCTGATTAACATGGGTGGTTCCAGTGGTAAAAAAAGTGGTAAGATCATTACCGATGAAAATGGAAACCCAACTGCAATAGAAGTAACGCACGAAGCTGGACCAAAAGTTAATAAGATTCACCTTGATGAGCAAGGCAATCCCATGTCCATAGAAATAGGATAACGCATGACTGATAATGTAGGATATACCCCTGGATCAGGAGCGACCGTAGCAGCGGACGACATTGGAGGAGTGCTGCATCAACGAATTAAAGTTGTTATTGGTGCTGATGGCATTAATGATGGAGATATTTCTACTTCTAATCCTCTTCCAATTATAGCACCATCTGGAGTTACAATATCGGGAACTCCTAATGTAGCCGTTACTAATACTCCTTCTGTTACCGTATCTGGCACACCTAATGTTGCTGTAACAAGTTCGGTGGTTCCAACTGGTGCAGCTACTTCTGCAAATCAGACTAGTGGGAATACTTCTCTTGCTAGCATCGATGGAAAACTCCCTGCATTAAGTGCTGGAAAACTTCCTGTTGATACAGGACTCACGCAACCTTTAACCGATACTCAATTAAGAGCTTCGGCGGTTCCAGTGTCTATTTCAGGTACACCAAACGTAAACGTATCCAATACGTCAGTTCCAGTTGCTCCTGTTACTGGAACAATCTTTGATATTAATGCAGTTGGTGAATTAATCGAATGTTTAGAAGCAATGCGGCAGTATCAAGCATCACTTACACGAACGATTGGCATGGTTTTGCCAGATACCTCAGGCCGTATGAGGGTTCTTATTGATGCTATTACAACAAGTTTAACTTTAAGCACTGTAACAACTGTGACTTCAATGACTCAACTTGGAACTCAACCAGCGGCAGAATTAGTATATGGAGCCCTCCATATTGGAGCAGATAGTCTTAGAAGGAATATAACTGTAAGTTAGGTAATTTATGGCAACAACTAATGGAAATAGAAAGATTCTTGACTTAAAAAGATGGGACTTTTGTAACCCCGCTCCATTTCAATCAAGTGCTGGAACATTTGCTTCTTATGTATTTTGCAACATTCAACAAGCATTGCTTTTACAAAACGTATCCACTTGTTACTTATATAATGCAAACGAAGATTCTTATATTACTATTCCAGCATCAGGATTAACTAACGCATTAGCTGCTGGAACTGCGGCAGTAGGTGTCCCATGGTCAACTGGGACCACAGTCGGTGCGGCATTTTTAACAGCAACAGGTGGAACTACAACGACACTTGTAACTAATCAGACTCTTGCAAGAGATTTGCGTGGGTATCAAATCCAACTTTTGGAAGGAACATCAGCGGGGGATATCCGCACAATCGCAAGTAATACTATTGGAGCCAATGCAACTATTACTGTAACGAGCGCGTTTACTGCTGCTCCAACGGTTACTACTACGTATCGATTGCTTACCCCTAGATGGTTCGTGGTAAATGCTGGAGCAATAGCTTCTGGATCAGTTAAGTTTTATGATTTTGCTACCAATACATGGAACACTGTAAGTCAAACTAATCTTCCAGCTACGATTGGCACTGACAGTGCTATGACGTCGACATCTTGCTATGTTGGTTCATCATTCAATCCATTAGCTACTGGAACAAGTACCGGAACGAATACCTCAACAACTCTTAATAATACTAGCAAAGCGTGGACCACTAATCAGTTCACCAATATGCAGATTCGTATTACAAGCGGTTTAGGGGCTGGTCAGATCCGAACGATTGCTTCAAACACTGCGACTGCAATTACGACATCGGTGGCATGGACAACAACTCCCGATGCAACTTCGGTATATGCAATAGAAGGTAATGATGATCATATCTACTATGTTGGAAGCGCTACTACTTCAATGTATAGATTTTCAATCTCTGCAAATACTTGGACTACAGTTGGAACAGCCAGAGCAGCAGCTAGTGGAGCTGCGGTCTCGCTAAATTATTTTTATAAAACTGGAGATTCAATTTGGGGGACTGAGAATACAATCATCAACGGCAGACGGTTGTATTCATTTCGTGGTGGTGCAAGTGCCGTTGCAGATTATTACGATATAGCTGCCGGTGCTTGGACTGCGGTTACAATAGCACCTGGAGTTGAAACATTTACGACAGGCTCTCATTACGCTTACGACGACGCCTATATTTATTTGCAAAAAGATGCAACTGGCCGGTGGTTTCGTTTTGATCCAGTGTTAAACGCCATGGAGCCATGGAGTGTTGCAACTTATACACAGGGAACGGCGTTAAATGGAAACAAAGCGTTCGTTGTTTCATATATTGATGGTGCAACGGTGATAAAATACGTTTATTACTGGCTTAATACCTCAAGCGTAGTACTTAGACAGTTGGTGATATGATAACGATACAAGATATAGTTCAGGTTCTTAGCAACAAACTAAGTATTCTTAGTCAACGCAAAAACGACGCGTTCAAGCAAGGTGATCTTGAATTAGTTGCTGCGCTCGACGAGGAAGTTAATGAGTTGTCTAGTACAATCGCAAAACTACAAAGCATAGCATAATATGTTTTTGACACTGCTACAGAGTCAAGGTGGCCCGCCGCCGCCTGTAGTGGTAACAGATACATCGGATATTCTTGATCGCAATCTTAAACGACAGCGACAAGAAGAAGAAAACATTGCCGCTCAGTTACTAAAAGCTAGGCAAAAAACTAAACATCGCCAAGAGAAAATCAAAAAAACAGTTGATTGGAAAAAACTGATTTCAGACAAAATCAATGGTGTTACTACCGAAGACGAATTAAATGCTTTAGTTCTTTCAAATGAAACAATAGCTAGCGATTCAGCTATTTTTATTGAAATTGAACGCCAAAAAGAATTGAAGCGAGCGGAATTGCAAACCGCAGAAAAAGAAGCAGAGTTGAAACTTTTAAAAGGTAAATCTAAAGTAAAAGCAAAACTATTGCAATTAGAAATGGCCAAAGCATTTCAAATGCAAATGCTAGAAAAATATAGGGTGGCACAACAGGCAGCTATCGAAGAAGAAGCAAAAGCAGCATACGAAGCGTCTATAGCTGAAAAAGCATACCTAGAATTTAAGCGAAAACGTGATAATAGAATAAAACGTCTTAAAGCGTTAATGTGGCTAACTAAATTAGATTTATGAGCAAATACACATTGTTTCAGTGGTGTCCTATTCAAGAAAAAGTAGTACCAATCGAGCAGGTAGCAAAAAGAGCACAAACCAATGCTCGTGATTTATTTATTCAAGACGAGATGCCTCCAACTAGAAATCCTTTAAATCCACGAGAGATTTATACCAGTAAAAGCAAATTAAGAGCGGCATATAGAGCTGCTGGAGCTATTGAAGTTGGTGACGCTTACGATAAAGGATACAAGCCAGAAAAAGAGACAAGACGTTCGGAGAAAGAAGTAGTTAGTAAGTTTATGTCTAATTTAAGAGATAGGTTAAACAATGGAAGATAATCAGACGATTGATGTGTCGGATACTGAAATACAAGTAGAATCAAGTGCTCCAGAACGGTTGAGTATTAGAGCAGCTTTAGAACAACGGTTGGAAAATGACACGACTGAAGCGGAAAATGTAACAACAGACGAATCCCCAGAAGAGACCACACAAGAAGTTGCAGTCGAATCGCAGACAGAACGCCCTGCGCTACTTCCTCCTGCTGATATGCGTAAAGAAGAAAAGGATGCGTTTCTTAATCCTACTCCTGCAAACGCCCATATTCTTCAAGAGTATTTAAATCGTAGGGCTTACGAAACTAGGTCCGATTATAGCCGCAAAATGGCCGAAGTAGAGGAACTTCGTAAGCAAACTGCTAGTGTTTACGACACAATTAAACAGTATGAAAACGATTACGCCAAACAGGGGTTAAGTCTAGCTGACGTTACACGACGCTCTATAGCCTGGGACCAAGCTATGCAAGCTAACCCTAAACAGGCGGCTAAAGAATGGTTGGATGCGTATGGTCTTAGTCCTCAAGACCTGATGGAACTCCAACAGGAGTATCAGCAACAATATCCCCAGGCTCAACAGCAAAACTACCTGACTAGGGAAGAGGCTGAGCGCATAGCTGACGAGCGAGCGCAGAACATACTTAAAACCCAGGAGCAAAAAGCAGTTGAGTACTACAATCAGAGAGTTGTAGAATCCTTTATGAATAGCAAGCCGATATTCAAGGATCCAGAAACAGCTTCGCAAATTGAAGCAGATATGGCTCCAGTAGTGCAGGCTCTTAGTTCCACAGGGCGCTACGGCTCCCCTGAACAGGTACTAGAAACTGCCTACAATTATGTAATTAACGGCAACCCAGCTTACTCCAGTCTTCTTTCTAAAATGACTGCTAAGCCGGTGATTCAAGAACAAAAAGCAGCGGTGGAAAAAGCCAAAGCTGCATCTAGGTCTATATCTGGCTCCGCTGGTTCGGGGACTCCCAAGATAGAAGCTAAAAATCTGCGGGATAATTTACGAAGACGTTTGGTCGGAGGAGACTAAACTCTGAGTTATCCCGCTAAACAATAAATAAACGGGATAACTAAAATGCCAAACTTAGAGGAAGCAGTAGTAGCAACCCTGTTTGACCAATCGGATGCAATAGCGGATGAGATTCTTCATCATAATCCGCTTCTTGCTTCATTGGATGAGCAGGGTTTAATTCGTAAGTTTTCTGGTGGATATGAGCTTCGTAAGCCCATTATGTATAATGATGCGGCTGTAGGAGGTTTTTACGCTGGATACTCATCTTTTAACCTTGATGCCATTGATGACGCTACGGCGTTCCGATTCGCTATTAAGCAGGTTTATGAGCCTGTAGCAATCAGCGGTCGTGACCGACGAGCTAATCGTGATCAGGCTATGTTGCTTGATCTTGCTGAGATGAAGATGAAGGCGTCAATCGCTCGTCTAAAGAATACTGTTGATACATCTCTTCGTGGCGATGGAACGGGTTCTGGAGGACTTGAGTTTGACGGTATCAAGAAGGCGGTTTCGTCTTCTCCTTCGTCGGGAACATACGGTGGTATTGATCGTACCAGCAACACTTTCGCTCGTAACCTTGCTGTAACGGGTGTGACTTTTACTGCTGCAAACGTGCAGGAGCAAATCACAGACGCTATCAGCCAGATTACTCGTGGTAATGAGCAGCCAGACCTTGGCCTCATGGACCGCACAGCTTGGAAGTTCCTTCATAGCTCACTAACCGCAATTCAGCGTATTCAGCTTCCTGCAAAGAAGGCTGTAGCTGGATTTCGTGTTCTTAGCTACGACGGGTGCGATTTCGTATTCGATGGTGGATTTAACTCAAGCGTTCTTGAGTCCAATTCCTGCCGTCTTCTCAATACGAAGTACTGGAGCTTTGACATGGTTCGGGGCGCTGACTTTAAGCCGCTTGCGCCAGAGATGGCTCGACCGGTTGACCAGGATGCGTTCTTCACTGTCATCATTGTAGAGGGCAACCTCTGCTGTGCTGCTCCAGCTCTTCAAGCATACATTGGCGCTTAATTAGTAGGAGAAACATAATATGGCACGTTCAGGATCATTTGGTGTTAACTTCAAAAAGTCATACGGAACTGACCCTTCTGTTGTTGAGCATAAGCTTGGCGATATTGGTTCGGATACCGATGGCGAGTGGATGTTTGTAAAAGCATCTGCCGCAGTTGCTCAGTATGCGTTTGTATTGATTACCGATACATTCACAGTAGCTGAGACTTCTGGCGCATCCACAATCGTACAGCATGTTGGAGTGGCTCAGGTTGCTCTTGCTCTGAATGAGTATGGATGGGTATGGATCGGCGGCCCAGCAGGTGGTGGAGTTGGTAAGGGAGTAAGGGGTAAGATTGCAGCATCGTATGTTGTGAATACTCCTCTTCTCACAACTGCTACATCTGGTGTAGCTGATGATGCTGGTTCGACAACAATTAAAAACGTTTCGGCAACTGCTGCTACAGTAGGTGCTGCAAACGTTGAGTTGAAGTCGACTGGTTATTTGACGCTCAACTAATCAATCAGCGGGTGGCTTGTATAGCACCCGCACTTTTTAAGGAGCTTTATGCCAATTTTGAATGATTTGATTGGTTTGGGAATGCCGCCAGAGCAAGCAAACGTATTGTCGAGTGAATCGCTTACGTCTGCTCCAGCTCTTACGTCATCTGGAACTCTTACGGCTTCTGGAAGTACTATTGCTGATGCTCTTGCTCTCTCCTCGTTTATTAACTTGGTTGGAACAGCGGCTCTTAGTACCGGTGTAAAGTTGCCAATAGAGTGCCCGATTGGTCAGTGTGTTTACGTTGCAAATAACGGAGCAAACGCAGTTCGTGTGTATGCTCAAAGTTCGCAGACGATAAATACATCGATTGCTGGAGCAACTGGCGTTTCGGTTGCAACTACTCAAGCGGTTCAGTGCGTTCGCCAGTCGGCAACAAACTGGATTGTTCTGTTACATACTAAGGCAACTTAGTCTTTAGGGGGGAGCAATCCCCCCGTTTTTTAGGGTGATTTATGACGATATATTCGGGAACGCTTGTAACGACTTGTCCTACTATCAATACAGGCGCAAGCACCGTTATTCTAGCAGCTAATCCAAACCGCAAGTTGCTGATTATTCAAAACAATTCGGCAGCAAATATCATGGTTGGATTGAACAACGAAACGCTTACAGGAATCGTTCCATCAGCCACAAACAAAGGTTACGTCCTTCCGTCGACGGCTGGAGCTAATACGCTTGTTTTAAAAGATATGTCACTACCATCTGGGGCAATAACAGCATATCAAACAAGCGGTGCAGCAATTAATACAGTCGTAGTAATTGAAGGATCGTAGTAATTAAGAGTTAGTGCTATAAAGTTAGACGAGCATAAAGCTCATTTAACCTATGGAGACTTATGGCACAAATTGACTGGAACTCGATAATGAATGGGCAAAGTCAGCCCAAGCGTCGATACCAAGGCGCTAATGTGAAGTTCTTTAACGCATATAATGAAAATAAAGAGAAAAGCCTAGCAGCAGGCCGCCCGATCTACGATGAGATTCCATCCATCTCGATTCAGTGGCCTGGTGGCGATGAGACAGTTAGACGTATCGAGCAGCAGGATATGACTGACTATCCAGAACTATATGCTGCATTTAAAGTAGGAAACGAGCCCGTAGATAGCGGCACTCCACTTTCAGAATGGCCACCTATGAATGGGTCTGCAATGCGAGAGTTGCAGCATTTTGGATTTAAGACAGTGGAGCAACTTGCTGATGCAAACGATGACGTAAAACGTCGTCTTGGACCTTTGAGTAAGTTTGTCAAAACTGCAAAGGAATGGCTACAGGCAGCAAATTCAAGTCAATCAGATGTAGTTAGCCTACGCCAACTTCTTGAGCGAGAGCAAAAGCGAACTGCCAAACTAGAACAGCAGCTTGAATTGTTAATGCAACGAGTAGAAGCGAATGAAGGTACTGACCTTCGTTCAATGCGAAAGGAGGTGATTCGACCATCTCTCATCGAAGAAGTTGATGTCGATGAGTCACTTGATGAAGTTGGCGAAGATGCTCCTAAGCGAAGAGGTAGGCCAAGGAAGGTATGAGTTTAGCAACGATTGTTTCTAATGTAGCAGCAGAGTGCGGATATACAGTTGATTTAACTATTATTGGTTCTACTGAAACTACGACGAAACAATTACTTGCTATGACTCAACGGGTTAATAGGGACATCTTTGAAGCATATCCTTGGCCCAAATGTTATGCGTCAGGTTCTATTACATTGGTCGGTGGGCAAGCTAATTATAGTTTGCCCGCCGCTTTTTCTTGGCTTCAATATGAAACATTTTGGAATAGCTCCACAAGATGGCGAATCCTTGGACCAATGTCCGAACAAGAGTATGGAGAAATTCGAGGTTTTGGGCTTAATACAACTGTTTACCAGCGGTTCCAAATTAGAGGTATTTCTAATACTGAGTTACTTATTTCTCCAACTCCTGGTGCTAATAACAATGGTAACATTATCGTTTTTGAGTATATAGCGGATAGATCAGTTAAACCTAAAACATGGACTACCAGTACCCTTTTTGCCGCTAATGCTTACTGTTTTTACAACGGTAATTATTATCGAACTACTGCTGGTGGCACTACAGGAGCTACACCGCCAACTCATACTAGCGGCAGTGTTTCAGATGGTGGCGTAACGTGGACTTATTACAATGGTGCTTATGACAGTTTTCTAGCTGACACTGATGTCAGTATTTTTAATGAAAAGTTGGTTGAGCAAGGAGTGATGGAGAAGTTTGCTCAGATGCATGGTTTGTCTACGGTACAACCTGTGTTTTTGCAGCAACTTCATGAAGAGTTCAGTCGTGATAATCCTGGAAAGATTATTTACGCTGGTGGACATACAAGAGCAGAATTGTTTGCAAGAAGCGGTACTGCTGTATTTGGAACGTGGATATAATGGCACAAAATACTCAACCAAGACCTGATCCTGAGATTACTTATAACGATCCGATTGCTTATATTTATTACCTTCGCAGTCGTGGTCTTAATCCAATGCAGGTAGACCAGCTTGTCACACAGCGGTTTGGTCCAGGTAAAACCCAAGAGCAAAGACAACGTGAGGCAGAGAAAAAAGCAGAGCAAGCTGGATATGCTCAGACTGCTGGTACTGTTGGTGGTGCTTTGTTGGGAACAGAAGCAATTAGAGGATTTCCAAACATTAGTGGACTTTTTAGCAGTGGAACTGCTCCAGTAGCAACAACAGGACAAACACTTGCGACTGCAACTCCATCAGTTCAGGCCGTTGCCCAACCTACATTACTTGGTGGCGAACAAGCCTTAGCACCAATAGCTTCTGAAAGCGGCACTTTGGGTAGTATTGGCTCAGTAGCATTACCAGTAGCAGCAGGATTAGCAACTATCAGCAATGCTTGGGAAACTGGCATGAAAGACATTTTGCGAGGACGAGGAGATAGAGCAGATTGGACTAATCAAGCAGTTAATATGCTTGCTGGACCTATTCCAAATATAGCTATGCGAATGATTGGAGGTCGTTCCATCGGCGCTATGATGAAATCAGGTAAATCTTTACCACAACAACTGCGTGACGATTTTCGTGGCAAGCTACGAGAAACTGGCGTAGCTGAAAAGATTGATGGTGCTGACCATGTAACGCTTGCTGATGGGTCGAAGTTTAACATTGGACTTGACGGTAAAACTAAGTACAAAAATGTAGGTAAGAACATTGATGGTAAAGATAGTAGAAATGCTTGGGATGTAGATTTTTCTAATCCATTAGCGAAGTTTGCAACAGAACAAATTGACCCAATGATTCGTAACATTTACGGAGCAGATGATCCAAAGAAGAAGTTTTTTCCAGGGCAATATACTGGAATGTTAGTTAATGCTGTTACCAGCAACGCTAAAAGTAATGACGATGTACTTAAAAACATTCAGTCAGTTTTAGGTAAATCAACTTTTGCTCAACAAGTTGGAGCTGGTGTTCAGGGTCCAACAATGCCCGTACAACGTCCACCACGAGGCGAAGTAGTGCGAGTATCTCCTGGTATGTATATGAATGATAAAGGTCATGTAGGACCAGCGAAAACTGTCAGAGAGGCATTACAAGGTAATTACAATAAAGGAAAATAGTTATG